TCCCAATGAGTTCGGCCAATGTACGCATCACCCTTAGGAACCTTCCTCGCGCGTCCGCGTGTTAAGTCCCGGGTCTGATGCTCTGCTTAAGAGTCTATGTGTCTCTCTATCGTAAATCGATCGAGGGAAACGTAGATCTCGAAATGATCGTGCCTTTGGTTCAGAGATGAATCCATGTAATGGTTTCCTCTCCATATTCCGGGCACTAATATTCTTTTTCCAAGGGATACCTACTGTTTGCCAGTAGGTACCTGTTTCGTCAAGGTCTGGTTGATACTTGTTCATCCATGCTTCGACGGAACCGGAATCCACTAACGTAGCTACAGTGACACGATGGGATTTGTATTCAGACCGAAAGGTCCGTTGCATTTCCTCATCGTAATCCAATTCATTCTGCTGACACCACGTGTTAGTTTGAAGGTAGTGGACACACGAAATTCTAAACACCCATGTATCAGGGTTCTTATTCATTACCAGTCTAAGTAACTTGAGATCATCGGTAACAATGATGAAGATATCCGACCCACCATCCAGGACTTCCTGGACGATGAGCGGATCATCCTCAATGATATCTTTAGGCGGTAGTTCATCGATTTCTCCGGTTTGTCGGAGGAGTTTTTGAGCGTGTCTAAACCAAGCATACAGCTTAAGACCCTGTAATTCGTAAAGGTTACGCGGTTCTAATCTGTTAACACCCTTGAATTTGTCGATGAGGGGGTACCTCACCTCCGTTACACGGAGAGGGTTCCCTTCGTCGAGAAGTTTCGTAATGTTATCCGGATATAAATTCTCGGTCATACCTATTTTCAATCGGTAAGGCTGGTCTTTATAATCTTCAGAAAACCGCTTCACAATATCCTCAGTCTCCTGACTTTCGATATCATGATCGGGATAATCATGAATTTCTGCTGAAACACACTCAAACAGGTCTCTGTTGGTGAGTTGCTCCAGTTGTTCAAGTCTTTCTTGGAATAAATAATACTTCATTATCTTTGATTCTGGTATTAGATATCCAAGTGAAATTAGTTTTACCAAGACTCCTTCAGGGTACTGGTTCCACTCATCCTTACGGACGAGTATACCAGTCTTGATCGGGTCGTCTTCTGGAATTTCATAAAACTCCAACATAGATTCTTTTTCGAAGTGTCTCTGATGGATTGTTCCTCCCCGCTTGCCGGAGAGGGCTGATTTTCCTTCGTTTATTTCCTTCATCACGTTGATGTAGAGCTTGGCATGCCAAGGCCTACACTTCTTGAAGATTGACATCCAAGACCTGACTGACCAGTCAGGTGGAGGTTTCCCCAACCCGAAGACCTGCCTCGGTAGGAATAACGGTTTAGGATGGTCAATCGTTGCCAACGAGATATCTTGGAATGCACTTGCTATCGCAAAGATAGCACGTGCAGGTCCTTGACTATATGATTGAAAATATTCTTCATCGTGTCCCATCAGTGTTACTTTCCCTGTCGGGTCACTTGAAAATATTGGACGGTCTCTTTCTGTAGCCAACATGATCCTAATTTTAGGAACATCGAGGTAAGGAAGGAGTAATTGATTCTTGAATCGCGAGCCCCATCGACACGTGTTGATAGGGCTGGTAGGGATGTGGAACCATTCTTCACAGTAGGTTCCCCAATCTTCGGTAACGAAGGTATCATCCTCTGATTCTAAATAACCGAGCAATTTTGCAGCTTCACTGAACGCGTCTGCGTAGGTGCAGTCATCAATAATTGCGATGACATCATCACCATTTCCTTCTTCGATAGCTAATGCATGGGTTTTAATCCGTGCATAAAGGTCGCAGACGGGATGGGCTAATGACAGATTTGTCTTTGTCAACGGATCACCCATAGGAATTCCATTCCTTAGGTATCCGGCTGGCTTGCCATTTCGATAAAGTTTTTTAGGTGATAACCAGTAATCTTTGACTTCCTCGAGGAGGTCGGGCTCTAGCCCGGTCTTCCGGAGAAGTGCACCGGTTAGTGCCCAGCCCTGGTCGGGGCTTGGTGCATTCGTTGCGTTTTCCCAATCTGTTGAGAAAATGTACCTTTTTCCCTTTTGGAATATCCAATTGGTTTGTGAGGTATCACCTTTATCATGTATGATTTTCTTAACGAAGTTCCAACCGAGTCGTGAGGCTCGGAGTCCATCTCTAAGATTATCTAATGATTTGACCAGATTGATAGTAATGTGACTGAAGGGTTGTAATAAAGTATCCTTCCAGAAGGATCCGGAAGTTACCACCCGTGCTTTCCCGTTTTCACGGATTGCAGCCACATTCGCACTTAACACTTCTTCTCGGTTATTCTTGAGTTGCCATCTTGCTTCTTGGAATAGCCAGTTTCCAATTTTCCCACCTTCGCCAAGGCGGAGGGGCGGAATTTTGACTAGATCTCTCGCCACGAGAGATCTGAGAAATCCAAACTTACCATCTTTATGTTTCCCTGCTTCCCTACAGGCAGCAGTGGACATAGAGACTTTGAATTCCGCGTTAAAACCAACTTTGACTTTTGCAGCGAGCTCGTCTGTGACGAGTTCTATGCATTTTAGAAGTAAGGGATTGGGCTTAAATTCTTTCTTGATGGACACGTCCACCATGAATTGATCTAAGGTCTCTTCCGTTTGTTTTTGACTAGGTAGACCCGTGGCACGGGTCTGCGTAAGGACAGCAACACGAAACATCTTCTCTTTCGACGATCTTGTCGCATATTCGTTTAGAATCTGCACGGGTCGGACAAAGTATGACATATCGCGCAACTCGTTTAAATCAATGTCTAAATTCCTTTTTTCGAGTGCACATTTTTTGATGCGCTTTCTCAATTTCTTTAATTTTCTTTGGAATCTATTGAAGTTGTGACAGCATTGACATAATACTGAGTTGATAATCCTATCGCTTAGGGAGTATCCCTCCGCTAGGAACAATTCAGGAAAAGCAAATAACAGAGATAGCAAGACACCATCCGCGGTGTCGAGGTAGTCTTTGATTAATCTTCTACCACGGGAGTCTCGAGAGAGTTTCTTGAACCTCTCCCTTGACCCCTTAGGTAGTCTTTTATACCAGTACGTCCGTGTCCTGAGGAGCCTTATAAAAGTCTCCTTGGAACATTTCCATACATTTACTCGCCTCTTGTCTAGTCGTAACCGACTTGACCAAAGGCTTTGGTAGTTGTAGTCCCAGGACAAGGTTGAGTCTGGCGACTCGCCCTTGCGGACCGCGTTAACCAACACATTAATCACAGTACGAAAGTCCTGAGTTTGATCTGTTGGGCTGTTTTCGGCTCCCTCAAGTCTAAGATTTGAGGTTAGAGGTAAACAGTTATGTGAGAGAACGACCATTTGTCCGGATTTACAGGACAGATGTTTGTCTAAAATGATGGCCG